CTCTCCAGCAGGTTCTGCAACTCTCGGCCGTCCTCAACCACGTTCCCAAACCGCTCTTGTAGGTCGGCCAGAACGCCCTCGGTTTCAGACAACTCCTCCTTGAAACTTTGGGCTGAGGACTCTGACGCCCCGAAGAAGCCCAGGATCTCGTCCTTGTACGTCACCAGAAGCGTCACGCCTGCAATGACCCCAGTGGGGCCGAGCAGGCTAGAGCCGACCGCCTTCAAGGCGGCCGTTGCCGAGCCTGTCTTGTTGGTGAGTTGGCTGAACTGCTCGCTCATTAGGGGAATCTGGTTCGCCACCCCAGCCGCTCCAAACTTTGCGTCCTGCGCTGCCTGCGTGAACTCAAAGCCTAAATTATTGGCGCTTGACGACACAGAGGCGCCCATCGTAGAACTGGATGCAGACACGCGGTCCTGCGCCTGCTCAAACTCGCGCAGCCCCTGCTCCGCACGCTCAGACTCGCGCTGCACCTCCTTCCCGCCAGAGGCGCCAAACCGTACGTTGAGGGCACCAACGTTCATTAACTAATCCTGTCTTTGAGTTCATCCAGTTTCTGCTGCTGCTCCTCTGGGCTCATGCTCGCCGCGCCCCCCTCGATGAACTTGCGCACCTCACGCGCCGAGTCAAGGCCGCTCATCGGGTGCATGGCGACCCGCTCGCGTACGCTCCTGTTGTGCCCCTTGATTGCCATTTGGATCTCTCGGGGCGTCATCCACAGGGCCACTTCGGGGTCCACCCCAAGGCGCCCGATCAGCTCCCCCTCCAAGTGGCTTACGCTTTTTTTGGGCCTGCATCCCCCTCCTCAATTGCGTCCTGCACGTCGCCTGTAATCTGGCGACTCTTGACCTTTTGGAAGGCGTCCTGGCACGCGTCGAGGTCGCCGGCCGTGAACATCATGCCAACCTCCTTCCGCTCCAGCCCCTCATCAAAGGGCAGCATCCCCACCCACAGGAAGTCAAGCATCGTCGAGAAGTCCTCCCCGCCGTCGTCCTGCGTCTCTAGGTCGGCCAAGTCTAGCCCCTTCTCTTCGGCTAGCACGAGCCCCCAGAGGCAAACGAGCACGCGGCGCGTCTCGCCTGCAACCTCCATGTGAACCTCACGGGTGTATTGCTTCTCCATCATTTAGGGAGTGTCTTGGATGGTGAGCGCGTCGGCAGCGACAAGGGAGCCGCTCGTGGAAACCCCGTCCTCGGCCCCCTCTACCGGAATCGTGATCTCCGTCTCGCTGTGCCAGGCCGGGCCGCTAAACTCAATGTTGCCCGTGGTGCCGGTGGACAAAAGCGCCGTGATCTGGGAGGGCGATGACGCGAATATCTGTGAGATGAGCGTGTCTAATCCCGTCCCGAGGTTGGCGCTGATCGTGTCGGTAATCGTCCCATCGGACTCCAGCGAGAAGGTGGCCGTGGTGGCATCGTCGGTGGGCGTGGCAAACTCCACGTCGCTGATAATCCACGTCGAGGAGAAGGACGTATTGCCTGCTGGCAGCGCAATCTCTACGTCCTCTCGCCCTGACGTAGACTCCCACGCGTCCATCAAGAGGCGCGAGGCGGTCGAGGAACTGTAAAAAGTGCCCGCATCTACGTCCACGCTGATCTCCGCAGAGGCGCGGATAATTGAGGGCTCACGCGCCACGTACTCCGAGTGGCTAGAGTTGGAGAACTCAATTGCCTCCCGCTCAAGCGTGATGCTCGCCTCAGAGACATTGTTGAGTGTCGGCGCGGACGTGCCAGACGGGTTGACCGTAATCGTCGGCGCAAAGCCACTCAGCGCATCGCTGTTCTCAATCCACAGCGCGTCGTAGTCGATGGACCAGTCCTTGAGCCCCTTGAGCCGGCGTGCGTACTGCGTTCCCGTGCTCTGGGTTGGGGCCAGTTCGTTGGAGTCGGACTCCAAGTTGAGAGTCGCGTCCTCTTTGCCACCAATCGTGTTGCTGTCTCCCTTTAGGAGAAAATCTACGCCTACTGTTTCAGCCATATCTATGTCCGCGTGACGCGGAAGGTTATTAGAATGATCTCTTCATAATAGTCGGGGCCGTCCACTCGCCGGGTGCGGCTCATATTGGAGCCGGTCAGCTCGGCATCTAGGACCGTAAAGGGCGCCGCTGGATTAAGTCTGTTCGTCCGGCCTGTAAGCTCGGCCACCACGCTCTCGCCATCCTCTTTGGCGGCTACCTCTGACCGCGCCCGTACCGTGATGGTGTGCGCAACGTCGGTGTGGACTGAGCCTGTCGTCTCGCGGATCTCCGTCTCGTCATCGTCGCCAATCTCGACGCCGGGGATGCCGGGGTCGGTCCCGACCTCTGTGGACAGGGCGCTGGAAAGGCGCGTCTGGATGGCATCCTGTATGGCGAGTTTGGCAGGGGTCACAGGTCAATGTCTATATTTCTGATTTCCTTTTGGAGCTTGCCCACGCCTGCGTTGTAAGCAGGCCGCATAAACGGCTTCTCCTTCGTGCCCACCCTAGAGATTCGGCGGGCAATCTGGAACGCCACGCTTTCGTTCAACTCCTCTTGGCTCATGCCCTGCTCCGCTTCCGAACTCGGGGATGGGTTCATGCGCCGCACCCAAATGTCAAGGGATTCTGTCTGCCCCGTCACTGCCTCTACTGGAGGAAAGTGGGGCCGCGTCCCAAACTCGACGGCTAGGCTGTAGTCAAAGCCGCCGTCATTTGTCTCAGCGCCGCCGGCCGACACGATGCCCACAGGGTCCTTGAGTGTGGGGCGTTGCCGAATTTGAATCGTGCTGCGCAGGTTGCCCTCCTGGTTGCCGCTCTGCTTCTGCGTAAGCCGCTTGACGGCAACGTTGCGAGCAAGGTTCGTCGCCTCTGCCACTGCATCTGCGATCTCACCACGCACCTCATCGGGCAGCTCATCAAGCTGGCCAAAGACCTTTTCCAGCCCGTCAATCTGTACGCTGGTGGACACGCTCATCGGATGCGCTGGCAACTGAGGGTATTGAAGCCGGTGCGTTCACTTGTCCGCAGGCCGCTTATGCGGAGCGTTGCGCCGTCATATTTGAGGCGGTCCTCATGGGTAAGCCCCAAGGCGTTCACGTCGTCTGACCGCATCACCACCTCCACGGTGGACTGCTCCTCCACGGCGGCGCCGGCCCGCTGCTCAGACGGCAAGGACACCTGCACGGCCGCAAAGACCGTCTGCCCCTCGCTGTACGTCGTGGTCGTCTCGCCGTACTGGTCGGCCGAGGCATTGGCTTCCAAGTATGTGACCTGCTCATCCAGTCGCATCAATAGTGGCGCCATTGCTGGTAGATTGAGCGGTCCCGCACAGGGGCGCTCATTGACCGGTCCCGGTGGTCATAGGCGTACCGAATGTCCCGAAGCATTTGCAGCTTCAGCGGCTTCGGCAGGGACGAGTACCCAGCCGTGTACGTCACTCGCAAGGGCTGGCTGTGGATGCTGTCCTCCAGCTCCAGGTGCTCACCGCGCACGTCGTACTCTGTGACCGTCTCCCACTGGTCGCCCTCCGTGTCGTAATACTCGACCGTCTGGACCGACCCGATGGGCGGTTTGGGCAGGTCTACCTCCCGGTAGAACACGTCCCACGTCGCCGTCACCGTGCGCCTTGTGAGCAGGCGCCGCGTAATGTCCTCCGCTTCCCTGCGCACGCTTGCCACCACCGTTTGCAGCACCAGAAGCTGCGGATTCGTCACCCGCAGGAAGTCCTCAGCCTCGCTGAGTGCCACCGGCTCGCTGCTTACGTCTGACACGTCCAGACGCAAGCCCTGCGGCATCTTGGGCGTTTCCGTGCCCACGTGCCGCGAGGAGGCATCGTCTCCGTAATGGAGGTGTGGACGGCTCATATCTCAAATCCTGCTTCACGTACAGCGTCTTTGCCGCGTACCTTTTCGCCATCGGGCAACTCGTACCACGGCCCGCCTGCGTGCTTAACCTCATCACGCGGGTCCTGTACCTGCGTCTCGCGTTTGACCGCTTGACGCGCCCATTCGGGAAGGGGCTCCCCCGGGCCGTATCTCTCGACACGACCCGGGCGGCCAAGCACATCCCGTTCAACAATGAGGACTGTTTCATCAGCCATTATCCGATCTCCAGTCCCTGGAGGGCTTCCGGCTCGCGCAGGTCCCCGCCGTGAGCAGCGTAGAACTGGTAATCAATCGTGCCCGTCTCCTTGTTGGAGTACGGATCACGGAGCACCTGCATCCCAAGGCGGTCCACCACGAGGTAGCCACGGTTGAAGTCACCGAACACGATCGGCACATCCCCCTGTCCTGCTGAGGCAGAACTTACAAGGTCCTGCATCTCCACATACGGGCTGCCGTTGATTGTGGACGGCTCGCTGTTACCCAACCCTGGCTGCCAGAGGTACTGGTCGTCTTGATCTTTCAGCGTCCGAACGTGCTTCAGACCTTCCCTCGTCAAGCCATAGGTCCCGTTGTCGCGGTAGGTCTTCTTGACCTCATACGACAGGTCAAGCACCTCATCAGCACTAATTGCCTCAACCGCGTCTGTGCTCGTGTCACTAGTGACCAGCGTATTGAAGCTGCCTGAGGTAATAAGACCCTGAGCAGCGCCCGAGCCAGAGCCCTGAAGGAACTTTTCGCCCTCAAAGCGGGCCATCTCGGTCATCACGACCTCGCGCACCTCAGCCTCAATGTCAAAGACTGAGTCCCGCTCCATCTGCCGACTGATCGGCACGGTGATGGTAAACTCGTGCATGTCGATCACGAGCATGTCGCCGGGGTCGTCCCCGAAGTCGGTGCTGGTGTCGCGTGGCCGCGTGCCCGTCTCGCTCACGTACTGCGCGGTCGGGCGGCCCTGAAGCTGCGGGAGCTTGACCTGCCGGCTGTCGGTCTGCCGGGTGCGAGCCACCTGGCGAACGGGGCTGATCTCCACCGCGTCCTTGATGATCTCGCGGACAAACTCTTCTGGCGCAAGCGCATCAGATTGATTGCCGCTCGTGCCCACGGTGATGTCCTTCTGGCTCATGCCTTCAGGCATCACGGCCGACTCGACAAGCGCATTGGCTTGCTTGCTGTCAAGGTTCTCGCGCTGGAGCCACTTGACGAACGCCTCGCGGCCCTCGCTCATCGTGTCCTTCTTCTCAACGTTGGGCTCACGCCGACCAATCTTGGTTTCAAGCTGGTCGATGCGCTCGTTAATGCGCTCGGTCTTTGCCTTCGTGTCGGAAAGCTCTTCCCCGAACTCCTCGCGCTCTTTCTCCAGGCGCGTCTCAACGGTGTCCCGAAGCTCGGAGACGGCGTTGCGTAGTTCTTTGGTTTGGTTATCCATTAGCTTGAAGCTCGTCAGTGATAGAAATAATTTCGCTGGCGAGCCCTGCATCCGATGGGCCATCGGCCGAATCGGAAGCGGAATCGTCACCGGATACTGCCGACTTGAGACGGGCGATCAAGTCCGTCTCGTTTGCCAGTATGGGCGCGATCTTCCGTGCGAGCGTCTGCAAGGCGGCGTCATCGTTAAGGAAGCCCTTAACGCCCGTAACGCCAGCCTCGGGGTTCATCGGGATTTGTGTTAACGAAAACTCGTAGGTCTTAATCTCTCGGAGGAGGCGGGCATTCTTCTCCTCATCAAAGTCGTCCTTTTTCACTTCGTAGCCGAAGGACATCCCAATCGGCTCGCCGTGCTTCTGGGCGTGTCGGATGTCGCTTGCGATCTCCCGGCCGAGCCGCTTTTTGGTGTTCACGTGGGCATCAACCTTCACGCCGTGATTGTCCTCCTCGGCGTACACGACGCCCACCCGCGACTTCATGGTGAGATCGTGGTCTGCGACAAGCGGGAACGTCCCGTCATTACGGTTGATGGTCTGCTTGAAGGCGCCTGGCTCAATGATGTCGCCGCCTCGGTCCTTATTGCCGAACACGGCGCCATACCCCTCAAACGTGAACTCCCCTTCTTCCTCGTCCTGCTTGATTTCTAGTCCCTTCGTCTCAAAGGCCATCTGCCGGCGCTCGCCCACACTGGACTTAACCGCAGGGGCGGCCGTTGCCTTCACGTCGGACTCGTCAGCCATAGACAGCGTGCCGGGGCGGTGCAGGACCGTCTCGCCGCGCCCCTCAACGCCATCCTCCGTGGCGTCCACCAGCTCCACCCGCACGGCCGGGTTGTCCTCCGTGGCGTTCATCGGCTCATCCCGCAGGGAAGACTCTAGGCTCCCCTCCATCGCAATGGCGTCAATGCGGCCGTACGCCGTGCCACCCGAGGAATCCCACATCACGAGATCACCCTCGCTGAAGTCCATTTTCGTGACGAGGGATTCGAGCCGGTCGAGGGCATCCA